GCGTTATGAAGATTACAAGCGCCAGCCTTGAGGAAGTTTCCTTAGTAACTGATCCCGCGATTGATTCCGCTCGAGTGAGCGAAGTCGCCGCATCCGAAAATGAAGCACCAAAAGATTCTGAGCCAGCGACCGCTGATTCAGACAACCCAACCGAAGGAGAACAAGTGTCAGACACTACCGTTCCAGCTCCTGCCGAAGAAACGGTAGAAGCTGCCAAGGTGCAGTCCGTTGAGGCAGCTCGCCCAGCGTTCTACACCGCACCTCGCCTAGAGTTCACTAAGGCGAAGTATCTTGAAGCATCAATTCGCTCGAAGGTTTTTGGCGACGATGCATCTCGTCAATATGTTTTAGCAGCTGATGACAGCACTTCAAACAACTCAGGTCTAATCCCAACTCGTCAGCTAACAGAGATTGTTAATCCTCTCTCAAATGCTGATCGTCCAATGATCGACGCAATTTCTCGCGGCGTTCTACCAGACGCAGGAATGACATTTGAAATTCCTAAAATCACCGCTGTTCCAACAGTCGGCGTTGAGGCTGAAGCTGCTGAAATCAACGAAACCGGAATGACCAACTCTTTCATTTCCGTCGATGTTAAGAAGTTTGCTGGAGCACAAACTTTTAGCGTTGAACTATTAGATCGTTCTTCACCAGCGTTCTTTGATGAACTTGTTCGTCAAATGGAATTCGCTTACGCAAAAGAGACCAGCCGTTATGTGACAACTGAGGTTGCAAACGCAGGAACTCTTAATGCAACCGGACAGAATGAAGATGCAGCCGGACTTGTTGCATACGCTTCAAGCGCTGCTGCTGCTGTTTATGCAGCATCTCTTGGATTCGCATCCAATATCGTTGTATCTCCTCAGCAATGGGGCAAGATTATGGGCTACGCCGAAACTTCAGGCCGTCCAATCTTTACAGCGACAGCACCATCAAACGCAGCTGGTGCACTAACACCAACTTCTATCCGCGGCAATGTTTTGGGTCTAAACCTATTCGTTGATCGCAATAACACCGGAACCGGCAACACCGGTCTTGGCGATTACTCGATGGTTGTTATCAACCCAGAGTCTTACACTTGGTATGAGTCAAGCCGCTTCCGTCTTGAGACCAATGTTGTTTCAAACGGCTTGCTAAATGGCCAAATCAAGGTCGCTTACTACGGCTATGGTGCACTTGCAACAAAGGTTGCAGCTGGCGCTAACTGGTTCAACAAGGCCTAGTTAAAACAATAAAAGTGACGGCCAGTCCGCTCCCGAGCTGGCCGCTCACCTATTAAACGAAAGGATAGGAAATGCCCTCGATCGTATTAGCCTCCGAGCTTAGGACAATCTTGGGCGTTTCCTCATCCCTTTACAATGACGCATATTTAAATGACATAATAGATACTAGCGAGGCGATAATTCTGCCAATGCTGGTTACTTTTGCTTCAGACATTAAGGCAGTCGAACTAACCGACAATATTGCGTACTTTACGACCTCAACAATTCACGAATTTACCGAAGGCCAATCCGTCGTTATAACTGGATGCGGATCACCATTTAACGGCACTCGCACAGTTACCGACGATGAGATTTCCGAATATGTATTTACCGCAGCAATCACTAATGCTGATGTTTTGGCAAAAAATATTATCCCAGCCGGAAAAGCTACGCTCTCTGGCGCATCTACCTATGTCGGAAATGCCAATGTCGAATCTGCTGTATTGGCAGTCGCCGTCGAAGTCTTTCAATCAAGAACCGCCGCTGGCGGACAAATAGAGGGAGTTGACTTTGCCGTTACCCCTTTCCGGCTAGGTCGCTCCCTCTTTAATCGAGTAGTTGGTTTACTCGGGCCATATATCGACACAGAAACGATGATTGGCTAATGCCTTCAATTCAAGATGATGTTCGCGGCGCAATAAAGACGGCACTTGCCGGAGTCGCTGCAAATGTTTACGACATAGTTCCCGAAGCCCCAATCGTTCCGGCTGTAGTGCTCGTTCCGGATTCGCCATATATGGAACTTGAGACAATTGGTCGCGCTAAAGTCCGGGTCAAATTAAATTACACCGTTACGGCTTGCGTTGCGTATTTCAGCAACGCCGCTTCTTTAGATAATCTCGAGAAGCTAACAATTAGTATTCTTAGCGCCTTATCCGCGTCTAAGTATGAGCTATCGACAGTCGAAAGGCCGTCAGTAACTCAAATCGGAACAACAAACCTGTTGGTTTCCGATATCCGCTTGAGCGTCCGCTACGAGCAATAAAACAAGGAGACCCAATGAGTTCATACATCATTACTGGGCGCGATGTGACCTTCACTCTCGATACGAAGCCATATGACGCTCAAACAACCTCAGCGACTCTTTCTTGCGATACAGTCATCGAGACTTATCAAACACTCGATGGCCGCGCATATAAGTCAGTTGATAAGCAATGGACATTCACAATCGAACTTCTTCAGGACTGGGGCGCTTCACCTGCTCACGGATCCTTATTCGAATCGATGTGGAGCAATGCAGAAAATGCACCAAACACTACAGTCGCCGTCAGCTTCACAGCTGCAACCGGCGCGGTGTTCAGCTTTAATGTTCTTCCAATCTTTCCAAGTGCCGGTGGAGCTGCTCCCGGAGCTTTGACAGATACTTGGACATTGACAGTCGTTGGAACACCAACGGAAACCTTCAGTTAAGAGATCGGAGCATCGGGAGATGAAGTTAGACATAACAATTAAATACAGCAACGGAGATGTTGAGACTTACCACACCGGCCTTCCGGAGTGGTCTAAGTGGGAACGCAAGACAGGGAAGTCGCTTTACAATATGACTGGCGTACAGTCTTATCAATTAAACGATTTCCTTTTCTTGGCTCATTCCGCTTATGTAAGAGCCGCCGCTGGAAAGCCGGTTAAGTCATACGACATATGGGAACTAACGGTCGATGAAGTAATTATCGGAGACCCGCAAGACCCAAAAGTTACCCAGCCGGAAGCCTCAACCGACTCTTAATCGAGTTGGCTATCGTTTCCGGTATCCCGATGCAATATTGGGAAAACGCGGAAGATTTACTAACGGCGATTGAGATATTGGAGAAAAGGAATGGCCGTCAATGAACCAATCTCCTATGACCGCGCCGAACTCCGGTCTATTATCAAAGCTTTTAAAGCTATGGACGATGAAGCTGTTGATCAAGCTAAGCGAACGAGCAATGCGTTGGCAACCTTCGCGGCCGACAAAATTAAAGCCACAGCCTACGGCCGAACAGTTGCGTCCGAAGCCGTTCGCCGGGTCGCCGAAGGTGTTCGAGTATCCAAAACAAGCAAAATCGGAGAATTCTCTTACGGCTTTGCGGGTCAGCGTTTTAGTGGAGGCGCAACTACACAAATCCTCTGGCCGGGTCTTGAATTCGGATCTAATCGTTTTCGCCAGTTCCCCCGACGAACTCCCAATAGAGGTCGCGGAAACTCTGGCTACTTTATCTACCCAACACTTCGCCAAATTCAGCCTGAATTAGTGAGACAATGGGAAGATGCTTTTAGTGACATTCTTAAGAAATGGGATGATTAATGGCCGGTAGTAGAACCCTTAAACTCTCAATCCTTGCCGATGTTGATGATTTAAAAAAGAAGCTAGATACCGGATCAAAAGAGGTCGAAGGCTTTGGCGGTAAATTAGAGAAGTTTGGAAAGGTCGCTGCTGCCGCTTTTGCAGCTGCTGCCGCTGCTGCTGCAGCTTACGCGGTCAAGTTAGCGGTCGATGGTGTTAAAGCTGCAATCGAAGATGAAGCGGCTCAACTTAGATTAGCTAACGCTTTACGCAATGTCACAGATGCGACAGACGCTCAGATTGCAGCGGTTGAAGAACAGATCCTAAAAATGTCGCTGGCTTTTGGCGTTGCCGATGATGCACTCCGTCCAGCATTTCAGCGGCTCGCTACCGCAACGGGCGATTTATCAGTCGCACAAAAGGGATTAGGTTTAGCGTTAGACATTAGCGCGGCAACAGGTAAAAGCGTTGAGGCAGTTAGTAATGCACTAGCTAAAGCTTATGAGGGCAACACCGGCGCACTTAGTCGCTTAGGCATTGGCTTATCAGCTGCCGAAATCAAAACTCTCGGCCTCGATGGAACAATGAAACAATTGGCGGCTACTTTTGGCGGTGCTGCAACCGTTCAAGCCAATACTCTTGAAGGTCAAATGCAGCGACTAAAAATTCTATTTACAGAAACCCAAGAATCAGTCGGAGCCGGTCTTTTGCCAGCCGTCAAAGGCTTTATGGATTATTTAACTAATACTTTTATACCAATGATGATTGAAGCTAAAAATAAAGCAATTGATCCCATAAAAAAAGCTTTTGCTGAGAACCGAGAAGAACTAGAAGCTCTCTGGAAATTTACAAAACAATATCTCGTCCCTGTATTTGAAACAATTTTAGTGTCAGCCATTCAAAGAGTCGGACAAGCAATCGGTGGAATTATGAATATCATCGGTGCAGTTATTCGCGGAATTGAAAGTTTAATCAACAAAGCAATCGATATGATTAATGGCTTAATAACTCGATATAACTCTTTGCCGGATTGGCTACAACCAACCGGAGACATTCGCCCTATTACTCGCGTTGATTTTACGCCAAATTCTGATGCTCGAGTTGGCGGTGTCCAATTGCCTTTCGGCGGTGCAACCATAGTGCCATCAACGGGTGCCGGTATGGCAACCGGCGCTGTATCTAGTGGAGGCGGTTCCAGCCCTTCCGTTGCTGCCGCTCCTTCAGCCGCCGTTGCAGCTACTCCAGCCGCTGTTGGCGTAAGTGGTTTCAATGCTGGTCGATTTAGACAAGCCGAAGCTGCCTCGATGGTCAATGTCTATGTTTCAGCACCAAGCGCGATTGACAAAGAAGGATTCACAAGAGCTGTGGTCGATGCGCTAAACGAAAGCCAAAACCGACTAGGTGGGGGCGCGGGTCAATTTGATTTGGTTCCAGTATGACGCTTTGGAATCCGGTTTATCGAGTCAAAGTTAACGGCACTACCGCGACAACAGCGACTCTTGCGGGCCTAACCATTACTTCCGGTCGCACCGACATTTATTCACAGCCAATCGCCGGATATTGCAACTTAACTCTAATCGAAACTAATGAAGCCCAAGTAAGTTACGAGATAAACGATTCTGTAACGGTTGAGGTTAAAGATTCAACTGGAACTTATGTCTCGCTTTTCGGTGGCTTTATTACCGACTTAACAATCGCCGTCCAAACAGCCGGATCAACGGCTTTAAGTCAACGGATTAATATTATTGCGGTCGGTGCTCTTGCTCGATTAGCTCGGGCTGTATTTAGCGGCAACCTTGCTCACGAATTCGATGGCGACCGCATCTATAATCTTGTTGATAATGTGTTGTTTGACACTTGGGCTGAGGTTCCGGGTAATGTTGCTTGGAATAATTATGACCCGACTGAGCAATGGGAAGATGCTTTTAATACCGGGCTTGGCGAAATTGACCGTCCGGGTGATTATGAGCTTCACAGTCAAACAAGTGTGACTGGAACAATATTGCAATTGGTTAGCCAATATGCCACCAGCGGTCTTGGTTATATTTATGAAGATGCTCAAGGCCGTATAGGTTATGCAGACTCGACCCACCGCGCTCAATATTTATCGGCTAACGGATACATTGACCTTGACGGTAATCACGCCTACGCGCCCAATCTGCAAATAACCAAGCGCTCCGGCGATGTCCGCAATTCGATAACTATTGGCTACGGTGCAACAAGCGCAAGCACAGTCACCGACTTAGACCCAGCATCAATCGCGCTATATGGCGAACTGGCAAGCAATATTGCAACGACCTTAAGACATCAATCCGACGCTGAGGATCAAGCGGCGTTTTACTTGACTATCCGCGCTTATCCGCAATTCCTTATGCGTCAAATTGCCTTCCCCGTCCATTCGACTGAAATCGATAATATCGACCGAGATTCCCTTCTTGGCGTATTTATGGGGATGCCATTGAATATCACAAACCTTCCAACCAATATGGTCGAGGGAGCGTTTCAGGGATTTGTCGAGGGTTGGACTTGGACGGCTTCATATAATCGGCTTGACCTTCAAATGACGGTTTCGCCAATCGCATTTAGCCTTCAAGCTTTCCGGTGGAACTCAGTACCCGCCACCGAATATTGGAACACAATTACACCCACTTTAACTTGGCAAGACGCTACAATCGTCGCCTAAAGGAGAATAAATGCCAACAACCTCGAACTTCGGCTGGACTACTCCAGCTGATACAGATTTAGTCAAAGACGGTGCAGGTGCAATACGCACCCTTGGCAACGGAATAGATACTTCATTTATCGATCTTAAAGGTGGAACGACTGGTCAGATTTTGGCCAAGGCTTCAAATACAGATTTAGATTTTAGCTGGATAGCAAATGATCAAGGCGACATAACAGCTGTTAATACGAATTCACCTTTAACAGGTGGCGGAACAAGTGGCGCATTGACTCTTTCATACGATTATGCAGCTGGAAGTAAAGTAACACTAAACGCACAAACGGCGACCTATACGGTTGTGTTAGCGGACGCAGATCAAAAATTGATAACGATGTCTGTTGGTTCAGCAAACGATTTCCTAATTCCTACCAACGCAAATGTTGCTTTTCCAACTGGGACGGTAATAAATGTAATCCAAATTGGCGCCGGTCAAACGACGGTTAAGGCTGTTACTTCTGGGACAACTTCAATTTTATCGACAGGCGCAACAGCCGCTCAACCTAAATTAAGAGCACAATATTCAGCTGCTTCTTGCATCAAGGTTGGTACTGATACTTGGTATGTCATTGGAGACATTGCCTAATGACAATTCTCGGGATTATTGCGGCACAAAATTATCCAAGGACAGTTACTGTTGATTATTTGGTCGTTGCCGGAGGAGGCGGCGGTGGTGGCGGCATCGGCGGTGGCGGTGGTGCTGGCGGTTATCGTTCTTTTACAAATCAATCATTAAACCCGGGTCAGAGCTACACCGTTACTGTTGGCGGTGGTGGAGCCGCTGGTAATGCTGGCGGAACTGCAAAAGCTGGAAGCGGTTCTACTTCTACTTTTGATTCCTCAAGTGCTTCAGGTGGCGGCGGTGGAGGTGCTGGTCAGACGCTAGCGGAAAAGCCAGGCGTAAACGGCGGCTCAGGCGGCGGCGCAGGTGGCGCTTTTAATAATTCCCACAATGGGGGAACTGGAAATTCTGGAAGTTATAACCCTGCCGAGGGAACAAATGGCGGAAACACTCAAAGCGCAGCATCTGTAGGTTCGGGCGGCGCTGGCGGTGGCGGTTCTAACGCAGCTGGTGCAGGTTCTCTTTTAAGCACCAATGGCGGTAATGGCGGCGCTGGTACAGCGAATTCGATTACTGGATCTTCCGTTACTTATGCAGGAGGCGGTGGAGGCGCTGGAGGTTTCAACGGTGCAGGAGCGGCAGGAACTGGCGGTGCCGGAGGTGGTGGCGCTGGAACGAATAACGATACGACTGCAACTTCGGGAACTGCAAATCGCGGTGGTGGCGGAGGTGCTGGAGGCTATAGCACAAGCGGCGGAGCAGGTGGCGCAGGTGGCTCGGGCGTAGTTATCATAAGCGCTACAAAACAAGCTGCCTCAACTACAGGTTCACCTGTTTATACAACTTCAGGATCATTTCACATTTATCAATTTAACGCGTCGGGGAGTATTACTTACTAATGGCACACTTTGCAGAAATAGACGATAACAATATTGTTTTAAGAGTTTTAGTCGTCGATAATTCTTTGGAATATAGAGGAGCTGATTTTTTAGCCAATGATTTAGGATTGGGTGGAAAATGGATTCAAACTTCTTACAATAATAATATTCGCAAACAATTTGCTGCAATTGGATTTACATATAATCCTGAGGCAGATGTTTTCATTGCGCCACAACCTTTCCCTTCTTGGTCACTGGATAGCGATTTTGATTGGCAACCTCCTATTCCAAAACCGGACGGTTATTGGTTTTGGGATGAAGAATTAGGCGAATGGGTCAATGGCGAAACTTTGTAAAGCCGGTGTTCAATTAAGAGAACAGCTGGACGACGATTTTCCAAACAGGAGCCGAAAAAGCGATGGGTGGGTGGGAGATGCAAGGCACTCAGCTCGTAAATCGGATCACAATCCTAATGAAAACGGAATCGTTCGGGCAATCGATATTACGAGCGATTTGGGAAGTCATCCGGAAGAAGCGCACTCAGTCGTAGAAAAGATTCGGAAATGCGCCAAGCGAGGCGACAAGCGGATTAAATACATTATTTTTGACGGCCGTATTGCTTCACCTATTTTAAATTGGAAATGGCGCAAATATCGCGGTGTAAATCCGCATCGTTCGCACTTTCATTGCAGCTTCACAAGTTTGGGAGATAACGATGGGTCTTGGTTTGACCTAGAAGGAGAACGAAATGTCAAGCGATCTAAAAAAGGCGGCGGAAAGCTGGCTCAAGACATTCATAGCGACAGCTCTAGCGACCTACCTAGCGGTGGGATTAGACATCGAGGCGATTGCCAATGCCGCTGTAGTGAGCGTAATTCCGTCAATAATCAACTGGCTCAATCCTAACTACGAGCGATACGGAAAAGTGCGGTAATGGAAGCCAACGCGATAGCCGGTTTCGTAGCCTCGGTCTTAGGCTCGATTGGCCTACTTATAGCCGGTCTTCGCTACATAATAAAACTTGAGAACCTTCCGCTAATTTCTAGGCTTGACAAGTTAGAATCGACCCTTGAATCAGCTTTAAGGGAAAGGGTCGTAAGTGCCAAAAAAGCGCGTCGCTAAAAAGAAGCCAGTAAAGCGCCGTCGCACAGTAAAAGAGCTACCAACAAAGCTTGATTACTGGGCCATTGCAGCGCAAGAGATTTACAAGTCTTGCCGTAATGCCGGAATGGATGAAGGCACAGCTCTTGCTTTTGCTATGGATCGTAGTTCTTGGCCCGACTGGGTAATCGATGCCAACGACCCAATTCGAAAGATTGGTTGGGAAGATGGCGAGGAGGATGTCTGACCTACTTTAGGGAAGTCGAACTCTTTGAGGCGCTTAAGGCCGAATATCCGGACTTAACGCCACTATCAGCGACCGACCGGGTAGATGGGGTAACAGGCGACGCTTTCATCGAGCTTAAATGCCGTCGAACGCATTATGACCGGCTAATGATTGAGAAGCACAAGTGGGATTACTTGGCCGATATAAGGGCTAGAACGGCCTCTAGAACGCTTTATATTAACGCAACGCCAAAAGGTATCTACGAGTTCGACTTAGGGGCTCTAAACGAGCCTGAATGGGTTTTAAAGGTATTGCCTACCAAGACGGATTTTGCCGGGTCTGAGAAGGTGGAAAAGGCGGTTGGGTTCATTGATATCCGACACTCCCGGTTATTGCTCATCTAAATCGATTTAGCCTTATATGCTTTAACCCTAAATCTATTTAGGTTTAGGGAACGGGAGCATAAATGATAAATAAACCGGCAGTAATTCAATTTGATACACAAGCCGGAGCTTGGACGGATGGCAAGAATTGGGTAAAAGGCTCAATAATCCGTCGATACGCTGTTGAAAAGTTAGGCCGTAAAGGATCAACTCGAGGCCGACTTTCAAGGGCTGAAATCTCAGCTTATTTCCTAGATACCTATGGGGTGAGCGCCGATGTCAGCTGACTTGGTATTCCAAATCTTCGTAGTCTGTATGGCCGTTTGGTCGGGTATCTCAATCTTGATAAATATATCTAACACAAAGGCCGACAAAGCCTTTTACGCCGGTTACGAAAGGGGTCGCGCCGTTGGACGAGTTGAACGACAGAGGGCTCAATGAATGGATTGAAATCGCCCAGCAGACTCTTAACGACCGGGGATTCGAATATGGTGATCCGCGATGTAACTTACTACGCATTTACAACCTATGCCGCGCCCTCGGTCTTCAGCTCAGAGACCCATCTGAATTGGCATTGGTGTTTATCGCGACAAAACTCTCAAGAATGGTGGAAAGTCCGGGACGGGAAGATTCGTATCTCGATCTCATCGGATATTCCGCTATTTTGGCTAGAACCCGATTTACCGATTGGAGCGACTTTGGCTCTTTTGAGGAATAACAACCCGCACCAATATTGCGATTATTGCAAAGCAAGATACGCCCACACAGCTAACGGAAAAGAGTTAAATCCAGCAGCTAAGAAGATGGCTTATTGGAAAGTAGTTAGCGAGCATCCGAACCGTAAGAATCAAATTAGATTCTATTGTTTGGAGTGCGCTCAAGACATCCAGCAATGGCCGGATGGAACCTTTTACTCATTGAAAGAACAGTTAATGGACGCGCTTAAAGACACAGCGCGCCGGGAGGCAATAAATGTCGAATTACCTAGATGATTATGTTGGAGTGCAAGACCGGCTCAAAGCATTTATCAAAGATTTTCCTGATTACAGAATTAAAACCCATTGTTTAGCTGAATCATTAGTAAAGGAGTGCGATGTCTATATCGTCAAAGTTGAGTTATATCGAACTGAAGCTGATCCGGTACCTTTTGCAACGGGTCTATCGA